CGAAGACTTCGTCGCCTGACAACTCGTGCAAAACTTGGTGTCGTTCATTTCGCAATCCTCATCATTGCTTGCGGTAGGTCAACAGCTTTGGGTCATACGCAGACGTCTTGCCGCCCTGGCCAATCCACACCACATGCACCATGTCCGCAAAGTAGTACCAGCACCCGTGAACGGTTGTGCCGTCTTTTGTCGTGGTGATCACAAGCCTGCCCAGGTTGCCTTCGTTGCAGCCGGTGTTCAAAAACAGGATGCGGCCGCCGGCTTCGTTTGGTGTTTCGAGCCACTCTTCGGCATGGGTTACGCCAGCCACCAGCAAAGCGATTACGAATAATTTTTTCATGTTGATCCCCATTTGCGACTTCAGTCTTTACCCAACGAACTGACGCGACGTAACCCTGCTGCGTCAACTTGTTGCCGTATGGCTTGCTGGTATTCGTCAAGCAGTTTGTGTGCGTCATCCCAGGTGCGCTCCGGGTTACGCAGCGAGCCCTCCAGCATTGCGGCCAGCCGGTGACAGTAGCGATCTTCGACATCAGGCTGCGCGAGTCGGGTGCGGAGCATTTTGATTAAGTTGTTTTCAAGGGTAGTAACGTCTTCAGCTTCCTCTAAAAACAATTCAAACACTTCTAATAACTGCTGCGCTTCCTCGCGGGTTAGTGTGATTGTCATTCTTCTCCCCTTGCTTGATGTTTAGCCTCGAGCTCGCGCATGTCCATGGCCAGGTCAGCGACGCCGTGCCAGTCTTCCCTTGCAATCATCACCTGCAGATATTCCAGGAAAACCCTGCGCTGCGTTTCGTACTGGGCGTAGTAGTTACCGTGCTGCTGGTGTTTGCGCCAGTCCATCACTTCACCCACAGGTAAAAAGCTGATGCTATAAACGCGACGCACAAGCCGCTGCCAATCAGCACACCTGCGCCGACGAGTATCACTGCTGCAGTATTCATTTTTTCCTCCGGTTAGATTGACCACATATCAACATCGACAGTACTGCAAACGCTACAGAGACAGCCATGCACGCTATGCCTATCACGGCACACATATCCCAAATAATTTGCTTCATGTAAACACGTCCTCCGCAGAAAATTTATGCAGCTCGACAAACAGCTCCGGCCAGGACTTGGCTCGGTAGAACAAATCCTCGTTTGCAATTTCGTAGGTAGTTGTTTTCATCGCAAAGGTTGTGGAGTCATCGCGTGTTCTGACGGCGCCCTTTGCGTACAACCTCGCCCGATCGAACAGCAGGGGTTTGGGTAACCAGCCACAAACAGTCAGCCGGTTAGAGCTGGTGTCGAGCGAAAGGAAAATATAAGCATCGACATCGAACTTTGTCTGCTGTTTGATCAGATTGTTTACAAAATTTATTTTGGGTGGGCAGGTACGGCCCATGGTTTTGACATCAAACCGCAGGCCAAAGAGCTCGAAGTCGTAACCGCCATCAAACTGTCCGGTCGGCTCCATCAGTCGCCGGCCAATGGCGACATTGACCATGTTTTCGCCAATGATGCCAACGAGCTGCTGGCTTTGAGTGCCGTCCGAACCATCTCCGCGCTGGCCAAGGTTGTGCTGCCTGCAGACCTCGACCGATGCGTCGATGACGTAGTCCGGCACGTCGACTGTGAATGCCATCACCGGAAGACAAAGACCAGTGAAAAGACCGCGGCGATGACGATCATCACGTACCGAGCTCGACGGCTGTAGAGGATCTCGTCGTCATCAAAGTCGTTGCGGTTAATGTAGCCGCCGTTGGTAGCCTCTTCCCAGGTGCGCGGCACCGAGCTGGGGTACAGGTTGCGTGACACGTTGCGGTCGTTATACTGCTTCAGGTCCATCTTTGTCCTCCTTGGGGTTCGACATTGACATCTTGGATTTTAGGTTAGCCATGATCTCGGTGATCTTTTGCTTGCCGGCTTCGTACTCTGCTTCGGTCAGCGTGCGGTCAATCATCAGGTGTTTGGGCGCAACGTAAGCGTGACGACAGAGCTCGAGAAACTGCGGCAGCGTAGGCGGTTCAAGCGGCAAACACTCGAGCACGCGCTTCAAAGTTTCCGGCGATTCTTTGTAACCGGCCAGTCGTTCAGCCCACACGTTCATCGCGTTGACCAGGCCTGCGTCCTGGCCATCAGGCAGGATCTGGCCAGTGCGCCACATGAGAATGAACTTCTGCCCGTAGTAAGCCTGCATGGTGCTAAAGATCTTCTGAATCCAGGAATCCGGCAACCGACGTGGGTGTGACGTCAATGATGTGACTTTGTCCATTTTGCAATTTCCTTTCGTCTCCAAAGATTGTCCTGGCTGCTGCCAGGGTTGCGGCTTGCGCGTGCGTCATCCGCCCAGGGCCGTTGCCGCCGTTGCCAGTCCTGGCCATCTCGTTGGTTAGCCACTTGGCCTCGAACCCACCCCAGCTTTTTTTGACGCAGTACTCGATCGCGTCAGGCAAAGACAGGTTGGCCTCGATTGCTTCCTTGGCAACCGCCTCAAATGCCCGTTCGGTGTGAACCAGCTTTTTGGCAAGCCTGACCTTCAACCAGTCTTCAGCAATGTCAACCGGTACACCGCGGTCGGTTAACCACTTGGCCGGTCTAAACTTCTCATGCTTAACTTTTTTGACGAGAGAGATCGGCGCGGTAGCGCCTATGTCTTTATCTTCTGTTTTCTGTTTTATGGTTTCTGTTTCTTGGTTTATGTTTGGTTGCACGTTCGTTGCTTTTGTGTTGAACGTCCGTTGAACAGACGTTGAACGGGCGTTGGCTCTCTTTTGAGCAGACAATTTGCCAGCCCTTGAAGCAGACTCCTGCTTGTCGTGGTACTTGGCAATCTCATCATCGGCCCGAGAGTGAGTCCAGCCGCGGCCTTCCACGTAAGTAAAGAACTCTTCAAGCACCGACTGCACGTCTTTTTCGTGCTTACGCATGTTGATCAAACGTGCAACGGTCGTTGAACACTCGTTCAACGGTTGTTCATGCAGGTAATACAGGTCTAAAAGTCGGCGATAAGCGAGATCTTCCATCTCCGACAGGTGTCGGGTGTGGCTGGCGTAGTCGCCAATGTTAAAAGAGTAGTAGTGCATCACGCTCCCCCTTTGGCAAGTTTGAGCAATGCCTTGATCTTCTCCCTGTTTTTTCTCATGCCTTCACGCGCACGAGCGCCAGAGCATTCCACGCAGGTTCCGTTGATCGTGTAGCGACGAGTGGTGCCGCAGTTCTTGCAGGGCGTACCATCGAACGTAGTTTCACCTTCTCTTGCTGCAGCCAGTCTGATGGTGTTGATTGA